AGATAGAAGATGGGAAGACAGGTTACATATTGCCATTTGAGTTGTTCCAAGATGACAAGCAGGAGGAGTGGGATAAACTGATCAAGAAGTTATATAAGAAACTTCCAAGAGTTGACTTCAAGGAGTTGTCCACAGAGCAGGACTGGATCAAAGCAATTGGTAAACCAACAAAGGTTAAGAAGAAGACCAAGATCATACAACCAAAGCAGGTGAAGGTGAAGTGCCTGAAAACCTATTATGATATGATGTTGAAGTGTAAAGTTAAAAGAGATAGAATATATGATGTAAGTGAGTTAAGAGGTAATGAACTTTCAAACAAAGGACTTGTTCAGATATTAGAGGTTCATACTTAATTTATTAACAAGCAATCATGGTTGAGGTTAAAGTATTACAACCATTCAGAGACCTTACCAATGACCAGAAGAGGTTGAAAGGTGAGGTGTTTGAAGCCACAGAGGAGAGAGCAAGGTTTCTCAAGATGAGAGGACTTGTTGAGGTTCTTGGCAAGGTAAAGGCAGTTAAAGCAAAGCCAGTTATTGAGGACTTGGCACAAGAGGTTGAAGCAGAGGTGGGAGTGGTGGCAAAGCCAAAGAAGAAGAAAGCAAAGAGGAAATCATCTAAGAAGAAGAAATAATGATTGATGTTGGCATAGTGGTTCTATGTGTTTACTTGGCAGGAGTGGTTTTTATTATGGTTAAGAATGAAAGAAGATGATAGAGCAATGGCAATTGGACTAACATTTCTCCTTGTAATAGTGCTATTGTGTTCCTGCTGCAACATATTCACCACTCTTGTAAGTTAAATAGAATAGCATGTTCAAGTTGTCTCAAATATGCTACATTAGATAGATACTGATGTAACTAATTTGAGAACTGTTATGGACAATGCCAACAATAGAATTACCATCAGGAGTGTCAATTGTTACACATCAAGACACTAAAGTTAGACCAAAGATAGACCACAGGAAAGCAATTGAGGCAGCAGAGACACTCAGGCAGATGCAACTCTCCAGATCACCACTTCAAGACACAGCAAGTATCAAGATTTCCACAGGAGATCCAGTTGGCATATTCTTCCATTCAGACAATCATATTGGGAACATAGCAGTTGACTATCCAGAGATGATGAGACAGGTGGACATTATAGGTTCTATGAGGAACACCTTTCTTGCTTTATGTGGTGATATAGTTGACCAAGCATTCATCTTCAGAGAAGGAGGAGAGTTTGATAACCTTACCTATTCCATGCAAGGAGAGGTGGCAATGGGTATGTTAAAGGATCTTGATGAAGCAGGAAAGGTTTTATGGTATGTGGAAGGAAACCATGACAACTTCAGGAGCAACTTCCATCAAACATACTTTGGTGGTTTCAGGTTTCCAATTATAGGTGCAAATCATGGCAATATAGATCTAACAGTTGGAGACACAAACCTTGATGTGTTTGCTTTCCACAAGATCTCAATGGGCAATAGTTCCATGTCTCCATTCTTGGCATGTCAGAGAGCATTAGAATACTTTGATAGTGATGCTGATGTTCTTGTTAGAGGACACACTCACAGGAAAGCAGTTGCACAATACAAGATGGGTATTGGCAAAGGACAGAAGTTGAGAACCATGATTGAAGCAGGAACATTCAAACCAGAGGAACACTTCCAGAGAAGTCAGGGCAATGTAAGAATGGCACAGTTTGATGTTGGTGGTGCAGGTATCATGGTATATCCAGACAGACAAGGTGTTACTCTATTCTATGACTTTGATGAAGGTGTATCACTTCTGAATAATGCAACAGGACTAAGAAACATTCTAGCAGCCACAACAGGTAATATTCTCAGAGGAAGATAATTGAACACTTGTTCCAAATAGGTTATACTATACTATCCACATTAGTATGTAATTATCATGGCAAAAGCAGGAAGAAAACCAACACTAACACCAGAGTTACTCTTGAAAATTGAGGAGATGTTCATGGAAGGATCTGAGCATCAGGAAATACAAAAGCAACTTAACATACCAAAAGGAACTTGGGATACATGGATCAATACAAATTATCAAGCATTCAAAGAGAAAATGTGGAGGTGGAGATTACAGAGAATGCTGAACAAATCAGTTAAGGTTCTTGAGAACACACTTGACCATTCAGAGAAGGAAGCATTGAAGCAGGACACAGCAAAGTATGTTACCTCAACTATTGGCAAGAAAGACTTTTCAACCAAGAGTGAGATTGCACTTGCAGAAGGAACTAAGATTAGCATTAAACTTGGTGAGGACAAAGATGAAGAATGAGAGAGATAGAGATAATTATTCCAAAGGACAAACTCCTTAACTACTTCAACCAGAATGTCCTTGACCACATCTTTGAGTATGATAACAGAGAGGAGATATACTATGGTGGTGCATCTTCAGGTAAGTCTCAAGGAATACATCAGAAACTTCTCCTGAAAGCATGTAAGGACTGGAAGAAACCAAGAAGAGTTCTCATACTCAGAAAGATACAAAGATCATTAAGAGATAGTGTGTGGCAGCACTTCATTGATGTCCTTGACCAGTTCAAACTCAAAGAGCATTGCAAGATAGACAAGACCAACTTTGAAATAATACTTCCAAATGATGCACAGTTCCTATTCAGAGGACTTGATGATCCTGAGAAGATAAAGTCCATCAAAGGCATTTCAGACATCTTCCTTGAAGAAGCAACAGAGTTCACAGAAGAGGATTACACTCAACTCAATCTAAGGTTAAGAGATAGAGTGCAGAAACAGAAACAGACCTTCTGCTCTTTCAATCCTATTAGCAGGAAGAATTGGGTATATAGAACCTTCTTTGAGAACAAGACAGAAGCAAAGGTGTTCTGGAGTTCATACAAGGACAACCACTTCCTTGATGAAGCAACCATCAATTATCTGGAGAGTTTGAAGCATAAAAATCCTGCATATTACAGGATCTATGCACTTGGAGAGTTTGCTACTCTGGACAGGTTGATATTTCCTGTCTATGAGAGCAGGTTAATACCTCATGAGGAGATTGCAGGACTTCCACAATACAATGGACTTGACTTTGGTTACATCAATGATCCTTCTGCACTTATTTCAGTTAGGTATGATGAGAAAGGTAAGAAGATCTATATTATCTCAGAATATGTTAAGAGTGGAATGCTTAATGATGAGATTGCCAGAGTTATCAATGAACTTGGACTACATAAGGAGGTTATCAATGCAGATAGTGCAGAGAGGAAGTCCATAGATGAGATCAAGTTCAAAGGAGTTCCAAGAATAAAAGCAGTTGGCAAAGGTAAGGATAGTGTCCTGCAAGGTATTCAATGGTTATTGCAGCACCAACTCATTGTTGATGAGAGGTGTTTCAAAACCAGAGAAGAACTGGAGAATTACACTTGGAAGAAGGACAAGAGTGGCAACTATATCAATGAACCTGTTGATGGTTTCAATCATACAATAGATGCAATAAGATATGCACTTCAGGACTTAATTTTAAGCAAAGGAAGAGTTATTGTTAGAAAGGATATATACTTTTAAGTGTTTTGTATGTGAGCAATATACAAACCTCACCAACCTTCAGATACATCTCCTGTGTTAGGAATTAGGATAAAAGAAAGAAAAAAAAGAGAAGGGTAAGAGAAAAAAAAGAAAGAAAACATAACAATAAAAGAAAGAAACCTCCTTGTCAATAGAGCAATAGATAATACTGAGTGGTGATTTTACTTTAGTAAAGTGTGTATGTGAACAATATACACTCTTCAAACTAAAGCATAGATGGAAAGGATTGGCAGGAGAGTGGTTTCAAACTGAGTAAGAAAGTTTGTATATTTGGAATATACAAAAGATAAACAGTTGATGCAATGTTTCACAGAAAGATATATAATAGAAGTAACTGATATTACATTTTACACACTTTCAATGTTCACAGTTTCACCATCTCAGCAAGTAGATCCAGATATAGTAGAAGAAGCAATCAAATATAATGAGACCTTGAGAGCAAGGTATAAGAAATTGGAGGACTATTATCTTGGAACTCATGAGATCCTGAACAGGAAGAAGAATGAACTCCTTTCCAATAACAAGGTGGTTATCAACCATGCTAAGTATATTACAGACATCAACACAGGATACCTATTGGGAAATCCAGTTGAATATCAATCAGAAGCAGACATTGAACCTGTGTTAGACCAGTTTAAGATGCAGACCATTGCAGATCTTGATAATGAGATTGCAAAGGACTTGTCCATCTTTGGGAGACAATATGAACTTGTCTATGCAACAGAGGAGAATGAGGTTAAGAGCAAGGACATTGATGTCAGGAATTGTGTAATTGCTTATGATGATACAGTTGAGCATAACAAGGTGTTTGCAGTTACCTATGAGTTAGGAGACAAGAAGGACACTTACAAGAAGTGCTTTGTATATGATGCCAACTTTGTCTATGATATGGTGGTTGGTGATAAGATAGCAACCTCAAGCAT